CAATTGTTTGATCCTGATTCATATCTGCAAGTGCAAGTGCTTGACCTGTTAAATTGATTCCACCACTTAATATATGGTCCACAACTGTAACAAGGTCTAAAATATTAATATTTCCATCTTGATTTACATCACCTAATATTGGGTCATATGGGTCTGCTATGTAAGTTTGGAAAAAACTTAATGTTGCAGGTTGATTTAAATCTGGGTGTGTAAGTTCAATATAGCCGTCAATTCTATGTCCTTGTGGTGGAGAAAAATTGCTTCTTAATTCTAAAGTGCCACCTTGAGTTTCATTATTAATATTTGTATTCCAATTTTCAATTACTGTTATATAATCATTAGTTAATTCAAAATGCTCACCCTCTGTAGTTTCAGGCATTATTGTTCCTTCTCCAAACGAAAATGGTGCAGGATTATTACTTATAAAAATTTTATAATCAAACTCTCCAATAATATCAGTATCAATTATTGCTATAGGGTTACTATTTATATTGTTATCATTAGGAACTTCTGGTGGAGGAATTGATGCCCAACTAAGATTTATATAGAAATCTTCTTCAATAGTAGTGTCTTCATAATCACCTACTTCAAAATCTAAAGCTCCATCATTTCCGCCTGTATCTCCATATTCTTCATCCCAACTATCCCAAAAACCATATTCTCCACGATGTACCTGAATACCTTCTATACTTATTTTACTTAATGATTTACTAATTTTAGTTATAAAAAAATACTTATAAGCTACTTGACCATTTTTATTGTAATGCCTTGTATAATCATACCCAAAAGCTTTTTTACCACCTACAAGTTCGTCAAAATGAATATAATCTCCAACCTCTAAATTCATATAAGTTACAGGTAAGTCTAATTTAACTATAAGGTGTTGGTTAGCATACCAATTTAGTAATCTTTTTTGTAATCTTTTTGCTGATATAGAATCTCTTATATATTCTGTTTCTATATCTAATTTTGCTTCTTCTGGTTTTAATCCGTAATAATCTAAACTATAATGTTTAGTTGGATCATCAGGGTAATTCTTTTGACTTTGGTCCTCATAACTTTCATATTCAATTATACCATCAACATCATAAAATATATAACCAGTTTCTTCATCAAAATCCCCTGAAGCATAATTCTTTTTATACTTTACATTAACTTGGCTTTTAACATCTTCTAATTTTGTTAAGCTAAAAGAATATTTAAGTATATGTTGATTATCTATTGTATTAGAATTGATTGCTTGAGTTCCACTAGTTTGATATTCTGTGTAATCATCAATCTCTAATTGATGTATGGGTATAAGTTTAAATTCTCCTTTTTCATTAAAAGAAGGTATTGCTAAAGATGATTTAAATAAACCTTCAAATACTTGTTTAGCTTCTTTTTGTTCACTTAAAGTAAAATCGTTATTAACTTTATATTGTTCTTGAAACAAATCAAAATCATTTGGTATATTGACCTCACCAGTATAACCAATTTCATCTTCTAAAATATCTTGCATTATTTCAGGTGCTGTTCTTATTAATGTTTCATTATCTTCTTTAAGCCTACCTTTAACATCGGCATAAAAATCTTTATTAAGCGGTTGGTCAATAACTGCATCTTGTAAAACATAACAATTAAATAACATAGCAGAACAATAACACATATCATCGTGATTGTCGTGAAATTGAGGAATTTTTAACATACCAAAATTTATATTTTCAAATTCTGTAGTGTTATTAAATGTTTTTAATTCTTCATAACCATCAATTAACTCAACTGTATCTTCTGTACCTGCTTCACCATCATTTTGTTGGTCTCCATAATTAATGTTACGCCAAGCTCCAGTTTGGTTTGGAACGTGAGGAAAATGTAAATTATTTGATAAAGTTTCTGCATCAATTAATGTTTGTCCATCATATTCTAAATTAGAGTTATTGTCAAAAAATTCTGCACCATAAGCTAATTCATAATCTCCATTAAAATCCATACCACCAAAACTATGGTATTGTGCATCATATACTATTTTTGATGAACAAGGGAAACTTCCAATATTATCTTGAAAAAATAATTTAACATAAGCAAATCCTGATTGAGCATCTTCATTTTTACCTACTATCCAAACACCTTTATCTAAAGAACCATCTTGTAAATTATTTATAGGATAAAAACCTTTAGTTTCAGGTTTATATTGTTTCCAATTTTCATCTATACTAGTAGTAACTATAACTTCGTGTGCACTATCATTATCATTACAAGCTGTTGGTAGCCACCAAGTTCTATCCCAAGGTTCCTCCCACCAATTTTGGTGATAAAGACCTGCCCAAATCATAACGTCTGCTTGTTCCCAAGGAAAAAAATTAGTTATACTACCATTACCTGAACCATCTCCAATACCATCATAATCTGTAAAACCATATATTCTATTTGCATTTTTTAAAGTATGGGGATCACCACCAGTGATATTGTCATAATGCATATTTACACAAACCATTTTATTAAAAGGTCTGTAAATCCTGCTAGGAATACCAACCAAATTATCTTCATTTATTAGAGCTTCAGCATTAAATTTTATTGAAGGTGCTCTATTGCCATATCCTTGATGAAAAGAATAAAGTTCATCTACACTAAAAGTAATTTTATTATAACCTTCTACACTAGGGTCTGTAATACCATCAACGTAATAAGACCATTCTTTTTCATAATCTAAATTTTGTGGTATAGGAACAAAATTATCTTCATAAACCGATAACATTCCAGTTTTTTTAATATATCCATTTTGAATTAATGGATGGCTTTGAGTTAAAAATGAATGTCCATAATTATCTTCAGTTGGTAGTTCCCATAAACCTAATATTCTTCTACCTTTTTTATCAATATTAAATTCTGTTAATTCACTTTCTAATTCACCCATATTATCTCTTCCTACAGAACGTTTAATAACAGGCGATTTATCAACTTGACCATAAACCATAGGGTAAGGTTTACCTATATCTTCTGCTTTAAGAACGTCTTCACTATCACCAAGACCTCCTACTAAAGAAGATGGTATTTTAGTAGATAATATTTGTTGTGTTGCATCTTCTAATTGTAATTGTATAGTTTCTGCCGATTGATTAAAACGCCTAATAGTACCTGTATAAACAAGTAAACAATCTTCAATACTATCAATACCATTAGCACAATAATAAATCTGAACAACAGCATTTAATAGAGTTTGAATATCATCACTAAATATTTCACCTTGGAATGGTGCGTTAGATATAGAAAGAGATACACTTGATATAGTGTATTTGTTGTTTATAATATCGGCAGACGATTTAATTGATGGAGCACTTAAAAGTAAAGGCTTATACGCACTTCCACTTACATTTGTTTCTTTAATTGATAAATTAATTTGTTCTGCATCTTGCCAAGCAGTTCCTTCATTTCCTTCAGGATCATCTATTTTTACGCCTTTATAAATTTTAACTAAAGGATATAATGATGTTCTTACACCATTACCTAATGCTTGTTTAAACTTTGGAGGTAATTCAATCACTATCTAACACCTTTTCCAAAAAAATGGAAATGATCATCAATACCAAAATCTGTACCACGTCTTATTGCTTCTTTAATTGATTCTGCTAGTTCTCCTTCAACAAAATCTTGTGTTAAAACATTACCTGTGACGCTTACATTAACAGCACCGCCACCTGTTTGATTCATTTGATTTAAAGTTTCTAAGCCGATAGATTCAGTAGCATTTCTACTCATAACAAACTCACCTCTTTCAGCTTCAATTATAGTTCCACCTTGAGAGTGAGGTCTGCCACCAACATAACCACCTTGTTCAAATTGAGGTAATTTCATATTTCCAAGAACAGAACCTAAAGATCCAGCCATAGCTGCACCTAACGCAGGAACAATTAAATTTGCAGGAAATGAAAGTCCAACCATAGCTTTTGCCATATAATTAATAACTGCTTCTTGAATCTTAGCTGAAATAACTGCGTGAGCAGCAGCAATACCAGCATTACCTGCATTTTTATAACCTTTACCTAACGCAAAAGAAGAATCTAAAAGTTGTTTATTAAGTTTTATTTCCTCTTTTATTGTTTCTATCCTCTTATTAGCAGCAATAAAAGCATTATTCAATGCGTCTGTTAATATGTTTGTAGAAGTTGTTGTTTCGTTATTTGTGTCTGTGACTTCTTCATTAGTTCCTGATAAAATTTTATTTGCTTGTGCAGTTTTGTCAGTTTCTGTTTTTATTGCGTTTAACAAAGGTAATAAAGTGTTGTAATCTTTTATCATTGACATAAACAACTTTTTTTGACCTTCATTCATATCTTTAAAATTGCCTGTAGAAGTATCAATAGATGTGTTTATTGTTTCAAGAGACTTATCAATCATTTCTAAATTTAAATTTTCTACATCTAAAGTAAAATCTGCTTCTAAACGATGTTTCATAACATCAAAATCGACACCTAATATACGCAGTCTATCTCTTACTCTTTTAATTTGCTCATCATTAGCAAAAGCTAATTCTGCTATACCTTCTTCTTTCATAAATTGTTCAGCTATACCTCTCATAGTAAACATAATTTGAGATTCGCTGTTTTCTAATTGTTTTATAGCTTGTTCAACATTTAATGCTTTTTGTAAAATAGCCATATGTTCTGCTGCAACACCCATTTCACTTAATTGTCTAACAGTTGTTTCTAAATCTGTTTCCGTAAATCTCTTTAATGTTTCACCAAAACTATTAAAAAAACTTAAAACTATAGGGCTTGTTTTTTCGCCTATAAAATTAGTAAAATCAGAAATAGTTGCATTGAATTTATTAAATTGGTCACGAGCAGTTAATTGTTGGTTACCAAGTTCAGCAGCTTTTGTTCTTGCAGATTCCATAGCAGCAGTAAAAAATGCTTGTTTTTTTTGTGCATCTGTTAATTTATCTGTAGTTATACCTAATCCATCTGCATAAGCTTTGTATGCTTCATCTGCTTTTACAATAATACCAATGTTATCAAGCATAAGACGAGATTGACGACCAATACCAGTAATTAAAGATTCTACAGCTTGAGGGGTATCTACACCAAGAGCAGCACCAAGAGTTTGTGCTATTTGGAACATTTCAGCCATTTCATCTGTATTTCTTGTAACGCCTAGAATCATAGCATTATTAGCCTGTTTGAATAAGTCCATTTGGCTCATTGTACCTTTTACTGCATTACTTATTTTAGAAACAGATAAAGCTGCGTTTTCGCCAGTACCGCTTAATGTAGTAAATGCTCTTGACATATCTTGTACTTTGGCTGCTTGTTTAGCAAATTCAACAGTCTGCTTAATACCCATACCCATAGCAAAATTATATACTAATAATTTAGAACGAATAGTAGACATACTATTTTCAAAAATAGACATTGTTTTACGATTTCTACCAGCAGATTTATTAAATTTATCAGTAGCACCTGCTGCACCATTTTGTGCTAATTTTAATTGATTAATTGCTTCTATTAATTTTTTGTGTCCTTGTGGCTTAAACTTTACTATAATATCAGACATCTTTTTTCGCTTTCTCTTTTACGTTATTCATCTTCTTCGCCATCGCATTTTTAATTATAAAAAAATATTGTACCCATCTTGCAGGTTGCTCACCGTAAGAACCTTTATGAGCAGGTGTTCCTGTTTCAGTACAATATAAATATTTATTAAGAAGTTTAAGATACTTCTCATCTCTTATATGATTAAAACAACCAAAAAATGGAATTTGACTTGCTATACTTTTTGCCACATCAAACTCCTTTCCTTTTTCTTCGTTAAAATTTTTAGTTTCTTGGGCAATTAAATCAATAACTGCCCAAACATCATCTTGTGATCTAAACTCTCGTGTTTCGTATCCGTTTCCTGTATTTACAGGTATCTGTGCTTCGTATGGAAATTCACAATATTGACAGCCTCCACAGCTATCAGACAATATAGTCAGTTCTACTTGGAGGCTTTCTTTTCCCCCACTAAAAGATACTCCTGCATTTTAACAAAAACGTCAGTTCTATCTTGTAGTGTTAGTGTCTTTAGAAACTCATCAGATGTATCGCCATCAATAGATAAACGTAACCACTTAGTAATCGTACTATTCATCATCTTCATACCTTTAGGATTACCTTTTTCATCATATTGATACTCTACAGAATCAAGCATTTCATCTCTCTCATCTATAGATACATCTTTTAACTTAATCTTCTTACCAGATTCAAGTTTAAATTCCATTGTTTATTCCTTTATTTTAATTAACAAGCAACTTCAAATAAATCTGATGCACCAGCAATTCCACCTCCGACAGCTTTTACTGAAACATCTAAATTCATCATATCACCTTCACTTAAAGCAACATTAGTGATTACAGAATTATCAAATTTAAAACCAAAAGCTCCATCACCAGGGTCATTATCATCGTTCATTAATGTAGCTCCTTCTGAAGCACCTGTTACTTGGTCGTGAAAGTTTTCAAACAATACATCAGTATTAGCATCATATTTAATATTAAAATCAGCAGTAGCCGAAACTTCTCCAACTCTTGCTCCTAATTCATAACCTGCACTACTAGCACCTGCAAATACCATATCGTTTTCTATATTTAATGTAAATGAATTTACTAAACAGTTAGCGATTCCTGCAACTATTCTATCATCTGCATCCCAAGAACTCATATAGTAATTGTTTGCAGTAATTGCTGTGTCTACTGTCAATAAAGCGTCAGTTAAATCCTCTGGAGGAGTTCCTGTTTTAAAAGTAGCAGAAAATTTAATTCTACCACCTTCAGTACCCATATCACCATTAAAAGATAAGCTTGTACAAAAACAATCTTTAAATGCTAAAGTATTTCCACTTGAAGGTGAATTGTATGCTATAGAAAATATTTGCATATCTTGCTGGTCATCTGTAGCAGCAACAAATGTTTGTGTAGGCTCATTTGTTTGTACAGCATAAGGTACAGATGCGTCATTTGTAATATTACTTAATAACATATCTAATACTTCTGTTGTAGCTGTTCCAGAAACTGACATTTCTATAACTTTTGCTAATTTATCTTGAAAGAAATCAGTAGCCTGTAAAACACGACTTCCTGTTCTTGGTTCAATTACTTGGTTTAAATTCAGAGAAGGACTTCCAACGGAATCAACATCTACTGCTACCCAATCATTAGCATCTCTTGTTCCTCCACCAGTAGCATTAAGGTTGAATGTACCAAAGTCATCCTGCTCTGCTATCAAAAATGTAAATTGCTTAGGTGAATAAGCGTTTGCATCAATAGCCATTATTTATCTCCTTTTTTCTTATTAACTTTTTTTTTAACTTGTTCAACTAATTCTCTAGCAGATTTTGGTATTTTGTCTACCTTAACCTCTTTTCCTGAATTAATTTTTTCTATAATATCTAAAGCAAATCCAGCATTTAAAAAACATAAACCTGATTTTAAGCTAATAGGATTTTCTTTGTTTATTAATTTGATTTTCATAATTACTCCTAATCTAAATTACCTAAATGCTGTCCACGCCATTCAAACTGAACAACATATTCGTTTTCATCATCTAAGGCGTTTAATTCTGTAGATTCTATTCTACAATTAAAACAATTTGTACTATCTGTTAATTCCATAGTAATATTATCGTGTATTAACGCCTCAATTCTTGATACAAACCTTAAAACGTGGTCTAATGATGATTTATTTACATTAGGGTCTGCAAAATAATAAAACATATTAATTTGATATT